AGGCGGAGCGGACAACATTATACGAGGCTTCGCTCATTCGATATTTCCAGCCAAAGTTCAATAAGGAGTTCAAGAACAGTTTCCCTTCGACAAATATGAAGCTGTTGGCCGACTGTTACGAGAAAGACTTCTCCGCACTGGTCGCAGAGATATCAATTGATGAACTACCTTTTCAACTATTCAGCGACGTAGTAGCCCATAAGCGCAACCACATTGCAAAACACGACCTTCACACCGATGAGAACCGCCGCGTCTTCTTCGCCTAACACGGGCGGCAAGGGGCTTTTAGCTTTGAAAACCGAACGTCTCGTAATCAAAAACGCTGCCGCCCCGGTGGGACGGCAGCAACCAGCTTGTCGAGGTAGGGTGGGTCAAGCTGCCGGGAGCCGATAGACCCGCCCCCGATCCTCGACCTTCTCCGAGGTCACATCGAGCCCGAGTTTCTTCTTCAGCGCCCCGGCCATCGCGCCGCGCACCGTGTGCGACTGCCAGCCCGTCGCGGCCATGATCTCCTCGATGGTCGCGCCGTCCGGCGCACGCAGGGATCATCTGAAAAACCTCGCGGCCTGAGCGACTTGCAGTAGACTGGGCAGGACAGCAGAGGACGCCGCCAATGCCCAAGCAGCCCGCCTTTCCCGGCCTCCGCCAGGCGATGAAGAAGAAGCAGACGCGGCGGGAGAAGTTCCTCGCCGAGATGGAGGCGGTGGTGCCGTGGACCCGGCTCCTGGCGCTGATCGAGCCGTATTACCCGAAGGCCGGGCCGAAGGGCGGGCGCCCACCGATGCCGCTGGAGACGATGCTGCGGGTGTACTTCCTGCAGCAATGGTATGCGCTCAGCGACCCGATGGCCGAGGAGATGCTCTATGACAGCGACGCCATGCGGCAGTTCGCGGGGATCGAGCTCGGCGACGACCGGATCCCGGACGAGACCACGATCCTCAACTTCCGCCACCTCCTGGAGCGGCACCATCTGACCGAGCAGCTGTTCGCGGAGGTGAACCGCCACCTCGCCGACCAGGGGATCACGCTGCGCTCGGGGACGCTGGTGGACGCGACCATCATCGACGCGCCGTCCTCGACGAAGAACGAGGCCCGGGCCCGCGATCCCGAGATGTCGTCCACGAAGAAGGGCGACACCTGGTACTTCGGCATGAAGGCGCATGTCGGCGTCGATGCCGACAGCGGCATCGTGCACAGCCTCGAGACCACGACCGCCAAGGTCCACGACAGCCAGGTCTGGGACGACCTCTTGCACGGCGCGGAGACGTCGGTCTGGGCGGACAAGGGCTATGTCAGCGCGGCGCGGGAGGCCGCGTTCTCAGGCCCCGGAAAGTTCTGGGGCGTCATGAGGAAGGCGCCGAAAGGCGGCGCACTGCACCCCATTGACGAAGACATCAACCGGCTCATCGCCATGGTGCGGGCCCGCGTCGAGCATCCCTTCCGGGTGATCAAGCGCCAGTTCGGGTATCTCAAGACCCGCTACCGCGGGCTCGCGAAGAACCGGGCCCAGCTCTTCACGCTGTTCGCCCTCGGCAACCTGTTCCTCGTCCGACGGAGACTGATGGCATGAGGCGGAGTCTGCCCTCTGACGCCGATCTAGGCCATTCGAGCCGGGAGATACGCCAAAATCGCCGGCGTCACCGGCAGAGGGGCCCCCGACAGACCGCCCATGATCCGCAATCGGCGAAGCCGGAGCGGTAGTTCAGACAATCCGCAGCATGGCGATCAGGGTGGCCTGCTTGGTGCCCTCGCGCGGCGTGCGCGCCTTGGGCGCGGCCTCCGGTTCGGTGGGGGTGACCGGCGCGGGCGCCTCGGTCGGCGCGTTCGTCGCGCCCGCATGCGCGGGGTTCGCGTCCTCGGGCTCGATGCCGATGGCGGCGAGGCCTGCGTCGGTCGCGACCAGCGTTACGCCGTGGCCGTCGCCGGTCTCGCGCCAGACGGGCTCGCCCTTGCGCGTGTCGGCGTCGACCTCTTCGAGGAAGCCCTTGGCGAGCATTGCGTCGACCACCTTGGCGGCCGCGCCGCCGCGCAGGCTCTCGGGCAGCGGCAGGGCGATGCGGTCCTCGCGCTGTGCGGCGGCGCTCAGGATGATGGCTTGGGTGTCGGAAAGCTTGGTCACGGGGTCGTCTCCGTATTCGGGCCCGCGTCATGCGGCACCTTCTACGACCCCGAGCCGCGCAGGGCGCGCGGCAGGAGTTCCGGCAGTGCCGGAGATCAGCGGGCGTGCTCGCCTTCGCCGAAGGCGCTGTCGGTGATGCGCTTCAGGAGGCTTGCGTAGTGTTCGAGGGTGCCGACCATGGCCCAGCCGACCTCGTCGGGGTGGCAGTTGAAATGGTCGTCGCTGAGCGCCTGCAGGCGCGCGAGCATCGCGTCGATCTCGGCCTTCTTTCCGATGAAGGCGTTCAGGGCTGCCTCCTTGTTTCTGCGCGCCTTCTCGGCGCGGAGTTCGTGGCGCGGGGTGGTGATCGGGTTCAGGTGGGTTGTCATCGTGGTGGCTCCGGGTGAGTTGCATCGTCCTTGTGGGATCGAAGTTCGCTCCACGCGCCCGGCTTATCAACTCGATAAGCACCTGACATTGAATGATAATCGGGGCCGGCGATGCAGGGCATGAGCGAGCGCCAGTATGCCGCCCATGTCGGGCTGTCGCGCGGCGCGATCCAGAAGGCGAAGACGGCGGGGCGGCTCGTCCTCTATCCCGACGGCAGCATCAACGCGGCCGCCAGCGACGCCCGGCGGGCGGAAACGACGGACCCGTCGAAGACGAGGAAACCGCCCGCGCCGAAGCTGAAGCCCGTCCCCGAAGCTGCCGTGGCCGCCGTCGGCGACACGCTGCGCGAACAGGGTCTGGCGGTCCCGGCGGTCGGGGGCGGCACGACCTTCCTGCAGGCGAAGACCGCGAACGAGGTGCTGAAGGCGCAGGAGCGGCGCATCCGGCTCCAGAAGCTGAAGGGGGAGTTGATCGAGCGGGCCCGCGCGCTGGCGCTGGTGTTCCGGCTGGCGCGGGAGGAACGGGACGCATGGGTGAACTGGCCCGCGCGCGCGGCGGCGCTGATGGCGGCAGAGCTCTCGGCCTCGTCCAGCGACGCGACGGGCCAGCAGATCACCCTGGAGCCAGCCGCGATGCAGAGGGTCCTGGAAAAACATGTACGCGCCCACCTCGACGAACTCGCCGAGGTCCGGCCCGACTTCCGGTGATGATGACGCACTGACGGACTTCGACGGCGCGGGCGAGATCCTGCGCGCCTGGGGCAACGGGCTGCGGCCCGACCCGGACCTGACCGTCTCGGAATGGGCGGACCGGCACCGGATGCTGTCGGGTCGCGCCTCGGCCGAACCGGGGCGGTATCGCACGGTGCGCACGCCCTACATGCGCGAGATCATGGACCGGCTGTCGCCCGGCGATCCCACGCAGCGGATCGTGTTCATGAAGGCCGCGCAGGTCGGTGCGACCGAGGCCGGCAACAACTGGATCGGCTTCGCCATCCACCAGGCGCCGGGCCCGATGCTGGCGGTCCAGCCGACGGTGGAACTCGCCAAGCGCAACTCCCGCCAGCGGATCGACCCGCTGATCGACGAGAGCCCCGAGCTGCGGGAGCGGGTGAAGCCCGCCCGGTCTCGCGACGCGGGCAACACGATGCTGTCGAAGGAGTTCGCGGGCGGCATCCTGATCATGACCGGTGCGAACTCGGCGGTCGGGCTGCGGTCCACCCCGGCGCGGTACATCTTCCTCGACGAGGTCGACGCCTATCCGGCCTCGGCCGACGAGGAAGGCGATCCCGTCACGCTGGCCGAGGCCAGGTCGCTGACCTTCGCCCACCGGCGCAAGGTGCTGCTGGTCTCGACGCCGACGATCCGAGGGCTGTCGCGCATCGAGCGGGAGTACGAGGCGAGCGACCAGCGGCGGTTCTTTGTGCCATGTCCGCATTGCGGCCATGCGCAGTGGCTGAAGTTCGACCGGCTGCGCTGGCAGAAGGGCCGCCCGGAGACGGCGGAATATCACTGCGAGGGCTGCGAGACGCCCATCGCGGAACACCACAAGACGGCGATGCTGGAGGGCGGCGAATGGCGGGCAACCGCCACGGCCGCCGATCCGACCACGGTCGGGTATCACCTCTCGGCGCTCTACTCGCCGATCGGCTGGCTGAGCTGGGAGCGGATCGTGCGGGCATGGGACGCGGCTCAGGGGTCGGACGAGGCGATCAAGGCCTTCCGCAACACGATCCTCGGCGAGACCTGGGTCGAGACCGGGGAAGCCCCGGACTGGCAGCGGCTCTATGACCGGCGCGAGCGCTGGACATCCGGCACCGTGCCAGCGGGCGGGCTGTTCCTGACGGCGGGTGCCGACGTGCAGAAGGACCGCATCGAGGTCGACGTCTGGGCTTGGGGCCGTGGACTGGAAAGCTGGCTCGTCGATCACGTCGTGATCGAGGGCGGGCCGGACCGGCACGATGCATGGTCGGAGCTGACCGCGCTGCTGGATCGAAGCTGGCCGCATGAACGCGGCGCGCATCTCAGGATCGCGCGGCTCGCCATCGACACCGGCTACGAGGCCCCGGCAGTCTATTCCTGGTCGCGGGCGCAGGGGTTCGCACAGGTCTCGCCGGTGAAGGGTGTCGAGGGGTTCAACCGCTCGAGCCCGGTCTCGGGGCCGACCTTCGTCGATGCGACCGAGGGCGGCAAGCGCCTGCGACGCGGGGCGCGGCTCTGGACCGTGGCGGTATCGACCTTCAAGGCCGAGACCTACCGCTTCCTGCGGCTGGCGCGGCCGACCGAGGAGGACATGGCCGACGGGGCGGCCTTCCCGCCCGGCTCGGTGCATCTGCCGCATTGGGTCGAGAACGAATGGCTGAAGCAGTTCGTGGCCGAGCAGCTGGTCACGGTGCGCACCAAGCGCG